AGGTGAAACTAATCGGAGTAGATGAGTGGCATAGTCATATGTCTGCTCCATTTAATTTCAAATTAAATTACAAACAGAATAGGACGGTCATCATGACTACTATCCGATCAAACTCACTCTTTGCCCAAGTGGCGACAGACAGTGCTGAAGCCTTTTGTGAGGCTAATGCCATTCTGAGTGTTATCTATCTTCGTCTAGCGGACGCTAAGCCTGCTACGACTAAGTGTGATGAGGCTTATGGTTTGTTGCCGAAGAGTATGCGCAACAGTGTGACTTCCGTATCCTTTGGGGTGCAAATGTCTAACGCTGCTCGTGTTCTTCGTGATTTCGCTGGTGCTAAAAAGGAGGGACGCTTGGCAGCCTATAAGGACGCTGAATCGTTCGTCGTGAAGCACAAGAGTCTCACTAAGGCTATTCAAGAACTGAACCCTGCTGTCAAGGCTCAGGCTGAAAAGGCTCTCAAGGCGAAGAATGCTACCCCCAAGACTGTCTCAACGGATGGCGAAAAGGATGTTACGGTTAATTCAACCGTGGATAAATTTGCGCACACTTGTGAGTCTGTGTCTAAGTGGTCGCTTTCGGAAAAGCAGGCGCTTGCTCTTTGGTTGGAGCAGGAAATTGCCAAGAGTTCAACCAAGGCGACAGTCAACGCCTAATAACTATGGACTGTCTCCCGTTTAATTTGAAATTAAACGGGAGCAGTAGCCCTAATCGTAACGGGACAGTCCACTGCGCAACAATGCGCTATTACATAACATAAAAAGGAGCAGACTAATGTCTGAGCACGATTACGATTACGTTGATGAGTCATGGCTTGACTATGTTGAGGATCAGATTGAGTCTAAGGGCTTTATTTGGGCTGAGCGCATCGCTTAATTCAATTTAATTTCAAATTAAACGTCCTGAGCATGACGTGAAACTGCTTGAATCTTGATAGAGCATGGACCGAATATATTAGTAGAATAGTAGGGGTCGGAGGTCTCATAAATTGGTTGCCTATTATCCATGGGTCAAGCGTCCTGATTATGACGTAAAACTATTCGCCTAGCATGTTGGCGACATATGACTGGTAGGTAATGCCTGCGTATTGGCTGTGTGGGTGAGCCTTGAAGATTACTAACTCAACGTCCTTGGCATGACGTAAAACTGCCTACCCCAAAATTACATTTAATTTCAAATTAAACTACAAAACAAAGGAGCAATGTATGACGTATCCCTACGTTCTACTCGGTCTAGCGTCATTGCTATTCGTGGCTACAATATGGCTCGCCTATGAAATAGGTGTCCGTGTTGGTGCATACGAGGAGCAACGACAGTACACTCGTCGTGAGCCACGGTGGTTCTCTGCTGATAATGAGCCGTTCTAGGTTCTTGACCAACGCTCCATCAACGTACGACTACGGATTCTCCTTTGTCGTCGTTGGTGAGCGTCGGACTAAAATAAATGGTACGTGGTTTATGTTGCGTACTATTGAGGTAGACTCTAAGTTTGCGAGCGTTCAGGTTGAGCGTTATCGCAAGGGATGCTATCTAGTTGTGAGCGTTTAATTTCAAATTAAATTAAAACCTGAGGAGGTTTAAGTGGAAATTCAAGTGGCTATCAAGCCTCGTTTATCTCAAATTCTTCGCAACAGTGAGGAGTATACGAATGCATATTTAGAGAGTGGATACTATGACGCTATCGTAGGGTTCAAGTGTCGTTATGGTCTCGGCTATATTAAAGAGGTACGTCAGGAGCAGGGGTTCAACCCTGTCGTCGCAGATCTTTTGACTGCGCCTCAGTTTAATCTCAAATTAAATGGTAGCAAGGTAGCGACATACGGGATGACGTTGGCTCATGCTGATATCAGTGATTATGAACTGTGTGCATGGCGTGGCGACTGTACTAAAGTGTGTGTTCTCAATAACGGTAATGGTCGCTACGACAGTGTACGTAAGGCTTGGATTTGGAGGACTCATCTTTGGGGTAAGTATCCATCGGTGGCTGCTTATCGTCTTGGTTGGGAGTTAGGTAGGGCTGTGGTTAAGCATGGCGAGATCTTGTTCAGACCTGACGTTAACTCTGATCTGTCTTGGCATAAGTGTCTGACTAGTTTGGGCGAGTTGCCTCATGTTACTGTTTACGGTTACACGAAGAACCCTGCTAGGTTGGCTCATAACTCTGATGAGATTTATGGTAATTTCAATTACTGTTACTCTTGGAATGAGAACTCTAACGTGGATAAGGTGCGTCGTCATCTTGAACGTGGCGGTAAGGTTGCTGTGGTCACGTCACGTAAAAAGGGTGAACCTATTAACGTGGACGCTTTACGAGAGTTCTTTGGCATCAAGGACTTTGGTATGTCCTTTGTTGATGCTGATAAGACTGATGAGTGGATGCTCTCTGAGGGTGCAGTCATTGGTGACCTGTCCGCTAAGGGCAAGGCTCGGCAGTTGATTGGCGACAGTACTTTTGTCGTTGATATCTACTGAGTTTAATTTCAAATTAAATACAAACAACAAACAAACAAGGAGAAAATAAAATGAGTTCAGAAGAAATTACAACAGAACAGGAGCACGTTCAAATGAATACGTTCACAATTTTACAGATCAATCATGATGATCGCTTTAAGGATTACCAACTTGGGGCGTGGCTTGTGAATGGTAGTACCGAAGAAGTTAAGGGTACTGACATTAGTCCTATCAACATGTACGATATCAAGAACCGTACTGATCACTACAAATTTGCTAATGAGCAGTCAGTCAAGCGTTACAGTGAGATGAATCGTATTGCTGGCATCTTTCAGGAGTTCATCAACCGTATTGCTGAAGAACAAGTCCTTGATGCAGACGATGACATTTGGGGTCTCGTTGCTCCACTTGTTGAGGAGGGTACTTTGGAGTCTCCCTTTGTTGTTGAGCACGAGTTCAGTTTCAACGTGACCATCACTCATGAGGTAACTGTGACATGTAAAGCACCTACGTCTATGTCAGAGCGTGAAGTACGTGACATGTTGTCTGATCGTATCAGTGATAAGGCTGAACACCTGCATAATCTTGACGACAGTGACTGTGATGAGATCACTGACATTGACTGGGATTACAACAACTGTGTTGACATCTCAGTAGACGAGCAATAGTAGATCTGTGTGGGGTGGGGGTTCGTTTGTACTTTCCCCCCATCCCACACAACCCAATTTAATATCAAATTAAACGAGAGGAAAACAAAATGGTAGATCCAAAGGAAGTATTAGTAAGCCTGCAAGAAAGGCGTACAGAGTTGAAGCGCCTTGAAGCATTGCCACGTGATCAACGTGATGGTGACCTGTGGGTTCAAGTGTGTGCCATTGCACGAGTGGATGGCAATGACGTAGATAAGTCTCTTCGTTGGGAGATCTTTGGTATTGAATCAACTATCCGTGTAGTTAAGTCCCGTATTTGGGAAGATCAAAACTGGAGGAGTATCTAATGGAATTGGAACTTAATAAAAAGCAACGTTCGTTTTTAGTTGAATTTGCTAGACAGAAATTTGACACTGTGTCCGACGAGGAGTTGGGTGATGATTGGTGGGACTCATACATGGGGTTTGACATAAACATCTGCTACGACGAAGATGTGGAGGCATACAAAGCATGTGCTTACGCACTCAAGGTTGAGTGCGACGAGTCAGGTATTTGTAGCACTGTCACAGACACATCACAATTCACAACACTTATTTACTTAGCCTAACCAATTTAATATCAAATTAAACTACAAGGAGAAAACAAATGTGTTTAACACACGAAAATAAAATGAATTCATTTACTGCAGTACTAGATGGTGTGGTGCGTGAGTTTGTTAACGTCATGGTACGTAACACTGAAGATGGTGAAGAGTATCCATGTCTCGCTGGTATTGGTGAATACCCTGATGACATTGAGAACTATCCTCAATTAGAAGCGTACGACGAGTATCGTTTGTTCTATTGGTTCAAAGATCATGATGAAGCATTAGAACTATTAAATGTAGAGGGCGCATTCGGTGATGATACACTGGTGTATGCCCCATACAGAGCAAGTAAGTAATTTAATACCAAATTAAACAACAACAAAGGAGAAATTAAAATGGGTGAAGATAGAACAGGCGTATTAGGTGGTGTGACTAGCGGAGCGTTCCGTGTCGCACCGTGGCATGGACTCGGTGAGAGTCGCAACAGTAAGGGTGAGGTCGTTGGTCTGAAGACTCAGATCAGTGACAGCGTTCGTACTGGCGACGAACTCTTAGTCACTGCTGGATTGAACTGGCAGGTAGAGAAGCGTACTCTTGCAGAGTTAGGTTTAACTCAGGAGAACGCTGATCAACATGCAGCAATCATCCGCACCGACAAGCAGAGTATCCTCGGTATGCACAGCAACAAGTACGGCACAGTGCAGAACGAAGTGCTAGGTCAGTACACGGATGTCATCATGCAAGCACGTGGTGATGCGTTCCCTGTATCTGCTGTAGAACTATGGGGTGGGCAAGTCATCTTCCTCGTCATAGAATTCCGAGATATGGTCAAAGTCGTTCGTAAGGATGGCGATGAAACGGACAAGATGACTCGCTACATGGGACTCTATACGTCGCACAATGGGACTTATCCACTTGCTGTCAAGTACATGAGTAATCTTTGGGTGTGTCAAAATACGTTCACTCCTTGGAGTGCTGATACAGGGTTCACTATTCGTCACACTCGTAACGCTAGTGATATCGCTACTTCTGCAATCAAATCTTTGGAAGGTATGATGACCTCGTTTGATCAGTTTGATCTTGAGATCAATCGCCTTCTAGATATTGAGGCAGACAAGCGTACATTAACACAGCGTGTTATCCCTGCTGTGATTGGCTCACGTCCATCTGATGCTGGTCGTAGTCAGACTATGTATGACACTGCTTGGGATGGCATTGTTTCCGAGTGGAACGAGAAGACTCGTGGAGAGACAGCGTTTGATGCTGTTATGGCTGTCCAAGGCTATGAACAACATCGCTCAGTTGTACGTAACAACAGTCGTGACGTTGCTGCGATTCGTCGCCTGCTTCGTGATGACTTCCCACTTACTGCGAAGGCTGTTAGTACCTTCGCATAATGCTATGGGTGGTGGGGTATCCCCCTGCTCCACCACCCATTTAATTCCAAATTAAACACACAAACAAAGGAAACAAATGAAAGAGTTAACAATCACCCTGTCGTTGCAGGAAGTGGAATCACTTCATAAAACCATCGGCATCGCAATCCAAAACCTGATTAGCAAGATGACCAAGTACGGTCCTGACTCTAAGTACGGTAAAGAATCAAGTGCAGACATGCGTAACCTCGTTGCAGTTCAAGAAGAAATTCTTAGCCTTCTGTACGAGAGTGCATGATGACCATCAGACTCACATACACATACAGTGAGTATGCACTCATCATCACCATCATGGAGAACCTGATCGGTAAACATCTATGCATCAACCATACTGACTCTGATGAAGAGATCGCTTGTGGTGAACTGTTAGAGGTTGACGAAGAGGGATTCACGTTATGGCATGTAGATGCCACAACGATCTTTACTTGGGACAACTATTCAATATCAGTATTCTAAAAGGAGATGACATGAAAATATATCAAGTTACTTTTGCACCAGTAGTTCAGATAGTAGTGAGGGAGGACGGGACGTTGCTCAGTAAATCAATTGACTTTAACTCTTCCTTTACTGGTGATGTTGAAATGTGTACAGAACTTGACGACGAGATGATTCCCATCTACTCGTTCGCTGAACTAGACAAGGCTGTTGATCTTGCAGACAACATCCTCTACACATTGGACATTGAGCAAAGGTTCGTCAACTCATGAGTGGCGACGACAAGAAGTGGTGGTTCTGCGAGAAGTGCGCAGCGACAATCATTACTCATGTTCCCTTAAAAGCAACACCGACATGTGTGAAGCATAAGGGTCACCCGAACATGAAAGAAATACCCAAACCAAAAAAGTAGCCCTGAGCAGGTAATATGCATGTTGATCAATTCAATGTGTATACTATCCCTAACGGGGATTAGCACGAGTACTAGATCCAATCCGACACGGAGTGATCGGATTGGATACAGTACCTATTTAATTTCAAATTAAAGGAGATGAAATGCCACCACAAGTAAAACCTGAAACATGCAATGTCGTCGGACATAGCATTGAATGCCTCTGCGATGTCGTCGTGAAGACTCCAACGCAGATCAAAGTAGATCCAGTTAACCAAGGCTGGTGTGGATTAGAGATTGCAGAATACTTAGACCTTGGTACACCTTGGACAGATGAGAAGACTCTGCAGTTCCTACAAGCACAAGTCATGTTTCATGACGAGTGGCGAGTACTCACTCGTACGATGAGAATGAATGGTGCTGAACTCAATCGTCGTCGCACCGAACGCAAACTTAATTTCACTGAAGAACAAATGACTGAACTGCGACGTAGAGTAAAGCAAGGTTCAACAGCAACTCAAATAAGAGTGCTAGTAACTGTGATGTGGGGAATGGATCTAGTTCCTGCTCATGCAGCACGCTTGCACCGCCAACTGAAAGAAGAACTATGAAGATTCAAATAGATGACGATGGCACAACCAACGTCTACGTACGCCAGTCTTGGATTGGTGATGCGCTCATGTGTAATGAGCGTGGTCGCCAAGGCATGATCAGGTCAGAGTGGAACATGCCCAACGATGCAACCATCCTTGGCACTGCAGTCCATGCTGGCATCGCCAGCATCCTTGAAGGCAAGGGTGAAGGTATTAAGGTTGGACTCGCAGAGTTAAACAAACTCCTTGACGAACCATTCAACCGTGTCAAGTACACCAACGAACAACTCTACGATTTCGTCCACGAACTCGTAACAGAATTTGATAAGAACATTCTGCCCCATGTTGGCGAAGTTGTCGCCGTAGAAAAATCATTCACTTTCCCTATGGACGAATTTATTTTGGGCGATAACACAGTGAAGGTCCATGGCATTGGTACAATGGATTGTCTAACGACGACTGGTATTTGGGACTGGAAAACTGCAGCCCGAAAATACAATCAACGTGACAAGCAATCACAAGCAGTACAGCCAACCATGTACGCTGCAGCAGCAGTCGCAAATGAGTGGCTTGAATACCCAGCAACATTTAAGTACGGAATTTTAGTTCGTGGAGGATCGGCACAAATACTGTCGGTCCATCGTAACGAGAGCCATGCCGATTGGCTTAAAGAGATTGTCAGACCTTTCATTAGGCAGGCACTCCTCCTCGGCACAGATCAGTCGTGGACCAAGAATGACACACACTATTTGTGTAGTCAGACTTGGTGCTCATACTGGTCAATATGCAAGGGAAGCAAGTTAACTTCATCAGATATACAACCACAGGAAGGATCACTAAAATGATCAGCAAAGACCAATCCATTGTCACTCAGGTGGCTGCAAAGATCGCAGCCGAACTTGTTGTGAAGGACACGAACACCATGCATAACATTACTGAATGGCTCATCGCTTTTGATGCAGTAAGCGAAGCCCTCAACAATGCACATGGTTTCAATACCGAACACGGTATTGAAATGCTTCAGCAAACATTTCCCAACTCCACAGTTGAAGAAGCAGTTGAAGCACCTAAGCCCACGTTCACCAAGGCTGCAGCACCACAACCAATGAGCAGTGGCACACTTGTCGTCGCTGGCAAGCAACACGGCGATCTTCCTAACTGGTTGGTCAGCGCATGCAAGAAAGCAGGCGTGGGTCGTGTATGGGACAACCGTGACCAAGCAGTTGGAACGAAGCGCCCTTGGTTCAAGCAGGCAGACGCTGTTGATGGTCAAGAGCCAGCAGCATTTTGGCCACCCAAGAGTGCATCATGACAGAACCCACCGTAGATTTTTCTGCGAGGTGGAAAGCATTGAAGGATGGGGACGAGCAATCGTCCCCATCTCTTTCCCCCGTAACAGAACACAAAGGACATACTTACTATCATCCTCTTGAAGAAGCAGCAGATGAGTTTGTACGTTGGGCGCAGTCACCACACGAACGTATCTACACAGGCTTCAATGATCTTGATCGTGAGATGCGTGGCATCGCTGCAGGAGAGATGTGTCTAGTCATTGGGTACAGTCATAGTGGTAAGACATTAACGTTGCTGGAAATGTTGAAGGCTAATAGCAACAAGAACATTATTTATTTTGTACCTGACGAACCTCGTACACTCGTATTAATTAAACTCGCTTGTGTTACACACGGCGTGAACGCAGCAGATCTTGAACGCCTCATCGCAATGGACGACACTGAGGCAATTGACTTATTGAAGCAGACAGCCAACGAACACTTCCCAACCCTCGCTGTCCTTGACCAGCCTATGGCTCTCTCCGATATGGAGAAAGCCATGTCTGAAGTCTCTGACATGTGGGGACAGAAGCCCGACCTTGTCGTCTTTGACTATCTTGAACTACTCCAAGGTGGAGGAGAAGATGTACCATCTAAAGCCAACACGATGAAGGCTTGGGGGCGACGACATGACGTACCACTATTGGTGCTGCATCAGACTTCACGTTCATCAGGTTCTGATGGCAAGCGCCTGACGATCTCATCAGGATCGTTTGGTGGCGAGCAGCAAGCAACACACATCATTGGTGTGCGTCGTAAGCGGTTTGAGATTGAGTCACAGATCCGTGAACTTGAAGCCAAACTAGATAAGTCAACAGCATCAGAGCGTGCTATGGAACAACTAGACAACCTTCGTTACGAGTCACGCATCCATTCACATACGTTGACACTTAACCTTGTGAAGAACAAGCGTCCTGCTGGCAATCTTATTGATGACATTGACTTTGAAATTGAACAGGGATCAGGTCGTCTTACACGTTTGCGTGATGGCGAGTTGCCTTCGCAGTTCCTACGTGAGGTCGGCAATGGATGACGAAATCCTCAAAGGATTTGTCACACTATTCCGTGGACGTGGCGATGCTTATGGCTCATGGGAAGGTGGCTGTGTCAGATCACCTTTAACTCCCGACCATTTCAAAAACCATTTAGCCACAGGACCATTCATTGGTGTCTACCCCTGTCTCAGCCACAATGGTCAGACTCAATGCGTATGGGGTTGCACCGACATTGACTACGATGCTCCCGAAGAAGCATGGTCATTGCACGATGCATTCCAAGCAGTAGGCGTACCATCATGGGTTGAGAAAACCAAGCGTGGCTACCACATTTGGGTGTTCGCTACAGAACTTCTGCTCGCAGGAGACATGCGACGCATGTTCCTTGCAGCGCACCAAGTAACAGGTCTCAACCCTAAAGAAGTAAACCCTAAACAGGAAACACTTAACATCGGGCAACTAGGAAACTATGTGCGTTTACCGTACCCTGACTATGGTAATGGTGTACGATACATGGTAGATCGTGAAGGCAACAAGATCAGTTTATCTGAGTTTGTTCCCGAAGCGATTGCCACAAGAGTGACACCCACAAAAGTAGCCGAAATAGCAGACTACTATCAGCCACCTAAAGTAGCCACAATTACTGTAGGAGCACCGTCACACGACATGGCACAAGCAGCAAGGCAACTGACACCACTAGGTAGAGCCATCTTCAGAGACGGACCTATTGAAGGACGTGACAGGTCAACCACGTTGACACACCTCGCACACGAATGCCGTAAAGCATCACTCAATCCTGAGGATGCTATGAGTATCTTGGAGGATGCTGATTTAAGATGGGGAAAATATCTGATGCGAGGCGAGACGGGACGACTGGAACTGGAGAAGTTACTAGTTCGGGCGTACGGTCACACTCAATCTTCATAGAACAAAGACCACACCCTAAAGAAAGACCACGTGCAGCAGTGACTAAAGCAGGCAAAACATTTATGTACACGCCAGCCAAAACCATTCAAGCAGAAAAAGAAATTGCTGCAGCATGGGATGGTCCAGTCTTTGAAGGCGAAGTCGCTGTCCACATTGTCGTTGACAAAGAAGGCATGGCAATCATCGTTGAACAGATTGACATCAAAAACAAATCATCTTTACGTGGCGACATAGACAACTATGTTAAAACTATCCTAGATGGATTGAATGGTGTGGCTTGGAAAGACGACTCACAAGTCGTCAAGTTGACTGCGATTAAAGCATGAGCACATACAAGAACCAGCCGTGGTCATCACGAATAAAAACAATGGGAGACACAGCAGAGACAGCATTTGAATCTGTCCATCCCTCAGCCCACAGGCTGGGGATGCTACGTCCAACGTTTGATACACGACACATGCGAGACACAATGCGTTACGCTCCCGACTACATGCTCCCCGATGGGCTATATGAAGTCATGGGATGCGCCTCACGAGGTGACAGCATGCTCAAGACACGCTTTGACAAACTGACATCAATGTCAGTATGGCAAGCAATAGGACCAGTCAACCTTTGGATTTGGGACTCAAGTAAGAAACGTTACTGGGTAGCCCCACTCGCAGACTGGGTTAAAGCATTCCACAAGTTCGGTGTCGTTGACAGATTCCCTGACAACAACAAACCATACTTCGCACTACACATTGACTACTTCCCAACAGAGCCGATACGCCATGACATTCAACCTTGATCTACTAGCAGCAAAGCCAACAACAGAAGCAGAACGCATGCTCCAAAATGGTGACGTGTTTGATCCCGAAGACACATCACACATTGAAGCAGTCCAAGACGCTATAGATAAACTAGGACCACAATCAAAGTTCTGCATTGAAGCAATCTTCTACGAAGGCATTTCATACAGCCAACTAGGTGGACGCTTAGGCGTGAGCAAACCTCACGCATGGCGACTATCCAAGAAAGCAATGGCAGAACTAGAACGACTACTAATCAACGACCACTCAATCAACATGAGGTACACAATGTTCACAACATGGGAAGAAGCATCAAGAGCAATCATTGATGACATGGACTCATTCATACCAACCAAACCTGCAATCCTCACACAGATAGAAGGAATGCAGAAACGACTCGCACAATGCGTACGATCACAGATAGAAGTCCCACTAGAACTCATCGGTTTCGTCGGTGACATGGCTTGCGCACAACTTAAACACGATGGCATTTGGCAAGCAGACTCAATGCACAAACTCCTAGTCAACAAACAACGAGACTACGGACACAACAACATCAACCTATTCGGTCTAACAGGGATAGCCATCAGAATGTGCGACAAGATCGCACGACTACTAACACTAATAGAAGAAGGACACCGTCCTAAGAACGAAGCATTAGTAGACACATGGCAAGACCTAGTGGGATACTCAACCATCGCAATGATGGTTTGGAACGAAACATTTAATTTGAAATTAAGCGAGGAAAAATGAACGAAGAAACAAAAGAAGAAACAATCCAAGAACCAAAACCACTAGAGTTCCCTGATGTCGCTGCACTAGCAATCGCCACAGTCCTATGGTTAGCAGAAGTCAACGAAGATCAAACAATCATTGATCGCATTGGATCAATCGCAGACCGAGTAAAGGGAGACTTCGTTGCACCAGCGGACGAACCTGACACTACTGAATGAACTACTAGACGAACTAGTACGTGAAGCAGTAAGGCTAGGAGTGCCTAAAGCACACCTAGCATGCATCTATGATGTTAAACTAAAAACTATTCCAGCAGTAGAAAAAGGAAGAAGTAAGAAACATGTATGACGTAATGGTAATCGCAAGCCTTGTAATCAACTTTGTTCTTATCACATCCTTAATCAGGGAAGATAAAAATGGATGACCCACAGAATGTGTACGACGACAAGTACGCATGGATACAACACGGTATGAGAAAAGGCTGGATTAATTTCTATTGTGCAACACACGATGGATACTTGACAGCAGAAGAAGAAGAACTGTACGAAGAGTACGATGACCCTTGCATCCCCATCTACCGTTTTAACCCCGATGAGTGCCAGCCATGAGCGACGAATTCCTCAACTCGTTTGATCCTAAGGACATTGAAGATCTACAAGCACGAGCAGAGAAAATAGAATTAGACGCAGACACCTTCTACGAAATCAAACTGCTCATTCCACACTCAGGAGCAGAAGCATTCATCAGCACCTACATGAATGCGACAGAAGGAAACATCATGGCAATGCTAGAACTAATGACATTCGTAACCACAGTAGTAGAAACACTGCAGGAACGAATGAAATAATTACTTAACAGGTTTCAACAAGCAAGCAAACACAGCGTCCACGTAGCCAGCATCGCTGGCTACGGCAGGGCTTAACTCAACATGAATCCATGACCCACCACTACCAATGGTGGGTTTTTTGTATACCTGCCACCCAGCACGATCACAGCGCCAGCCACGACCATAACGTCCACCAAGATAATCACCAATATATTCCAAACCAAAAGCCTCAGCATGACGCACCAAGAAATCCATTAATGCCAAACCGTCTTCACGGTTTGCGTAACGCAAATCAATAGCACGACCAGTACCATGAATACTTGGCTTGTCATGCTCACGTTGCAAGCGAACATTCCACGTACCAAGATTCTTGATCTTGCCACCGTTTAAGAACACAACCCAATCCTTAAACTTCTCAGTCCCCTTCAACTTCCCTTTACTGTTGCCATTCCAACCCGTATAAGGACGACTACCAAATAAACCCATCGTTCTAAGTAAACCCATCATTGACCATCCCTTTGTTGTCGTCGTAACTCATCTTGACGCATACCCTCAGTAACCTGACGAACAGGAATACCCAAGAACGAAGCCCAGTTACCAAGCACCCTCGGCTTCATCGCATCCGATTCAGGGACAAGACGTTCAGTCTTGCCCAGCATCGGGAACAGCGACTGTATAGCGTAATTCAACTTAGGATCAACTAACTGTTGACCATTCGGACCCTTCTCGGTCTGCCCAAGCAAATCAGCAAGAGCAGCAACGACAGAAGAGACACCCATACCAGCAGCAACCTTCTCCTTATCATCACTGAAAGGAACGTTGTTGTAGAACTTGCGTCCACCAAACACTTCAACAGGAAGACGTAACGCAGGGTTGACATATGACAACAAACGAGTCGGATCTTTCAACTGCTCCAAGTCCTTACTCAACCTGTTGAAACCAAGATCGGGCGCAAGATACCAGCCATCAGCAATCTTCACAGATTGTTGATCCTTCAACCAAGAAGGAACAACATCCTTAGAATCGTCCTGACCAATGTTCCTCATTAGATTGTTGTACATCGCATACGCACGAGGGTTACTCCACTGGTTAACCAACTGCAACGGCAGGTTACGTGACATCCACATCCAAAACGGTACGATCTGACGAATGTTCTCATCAAAAGTACCAACATCGTTATAGTCAAACAAGTAACGCTTCACACGAGCAGTCGTCGTATTGAAATCCAATCCCTTAGTAGCAGAGTCATAAGCAAGCATGAAACGACCTGAGCCTTCAACACGCTCACCCAACTTACGTGAACCACGAGTCAAAGGGTTGTCAGTAAGAGTGCTACCCTTACGTGCGAAGTCAGCGAACGCTTCCTCAACACGACCACCACCAGCAGACTCCATAGCACGAACAGCAATCTCAACACGCTTAGCCTCTTCGCCAGTGAACTTAGCGACCCAGTCCTCAATCTTGCCCTTGTTATTCACATGAGAAATAAGATCACGATACAAATCAAAACCACGATGCATATTCTTAATGTCAGCACCTGAAGCGACAAGCGAGAAGGTGTTAGACATAGCGTTACGAACATGGAAACCAATACTCAAAGTTGCATACGCTTTGAAGAAACGTGTGTACTTACCGAAGAAACGATTCAACTCTTTAGCCCAAGCAGGCTGAGCAGCACGACGAACGTTCTGCAAAACCTCAGCAACCTCCTTAGGCGCTTGCATACCCTTCAAGCCAATCTTCTCCAGCGAAGCAAAACCATCCTCAGTAGCCTTAACGAATGTCGTCGCAACATTACCTTGATCAATAGTACGCATGATTGACTGAGCCTGACGCACAGTCAAGTCAGCCATCATGTACTGACCCTCGGCATGCGCAGCAGCCACAAGCACACGAGCAATAGGATCATTAGGATCAGCATTAAAAGCACGCATAGCCAACTGAGTAGTCTTACGCCAACGAGTCAACTCATTCGCCTCATCATTAGTAAGACCAGCCTTACGCAAACGAGCAGCAGCATTCTTCCCAGTCAAAGCACGATCTGCTGCAGTTTGTGCAGCACGATCTGCAACAGTCTGAGGCATAGGAGTAGCAACAGGACGAGGACCAAACTTCCCACCCACACGAGTCTGAGGCAACTTCACAGTCCCATCAATAACAGAATCCACAAAAGCAATAGTGTCCTCAAGCCAAGGGATAGTACGATCAGCAACCTCTTGAGCAGAAACACGCACAGCCTCAGCAGCATCAAAAGATGCTTGCGCCTGATGCAAAGTACCAGCCATCTTGTCAACAGAAGTCTGCTGCTTAGCAGCCTTACCACCTAAACGTGTAGCCTCACGCTGACGAACAGAAGCAAGAGTCGCTTCCAACTTACCAATCTTGCCCTCAACCTTTTTAACACCTGCCCTAGCAGTGGCAGTACCCTTACTCGCTTCTCTCAACATTTCAGTCAAGGTAGAAACCCTTGTCGTATCAACAGGAGCAGAAGGAATAACATCAGGGATAACTTCAGGTGCTTCGGCTGCAGCATCTGCAGCCTCCTTGGCAGCCTTCTCCTGCGCTGCCTTAGCAGCGTCATCAGCAGCCTTAGTTAACTTGTCAGCATGATCGTTGATAGCAACAGAAGAGTTAGAGAAACTTTGTTGCGCATACACTTCAGCCTTCGCTGCAGTGTTATCAACCTCAGCCAAGAACTTGGCTTGTGGACTGGCTTCCCAAGCAGACTTAATGTTCGCCCTACGTAATGCGACAGCATTGTTGTCAGCATTAATAACGCCTTTAAGGTCAACCCCTGAGGTGTACCAACCTTGCTGCTTACCATTGCCATGAACAAGGATGCGCATTTTTTCAAGAGCCATCTGTTGAACAGCAGGATCATGTACATCTGCAACAGACTTGAGTTTTGCTAACTCTGTTTGCAAGCCATCAAGTTTTTGTTGTGCAGCGCCAAGAGCATTAATGATCTTTTGCTGCGTGGCTATGTCTGCTGTAGTCAATTGACCAGCAGCACGAGCCTTCTCCATATTGGTTAAAGTATTTTTACCATTCTGAATGTTGTTCGCCAACTTGGTAATTTCTTCTTCAAGAGAAGTGACCTTTGCAGTATCAGCAACGACATTTGCTTTAGGATCTTTGTATAAAGACCTCCACTCTGCTTCAGTAAATGAAACAGGGGTGACACCATCAGGCATCATCAGTACGTCTACGTTACCTTCAGCATCTTTGGTAAGGAAACCCTGAGTACCATCAGGCAAAACATGTTCATCAAGGTTTGACCCAGCAAGATCGTCCATAGCATGAACCATATCTTTATCATGCATAGCCTTAACATAGTCAGGAGTGGACTTCATTCTCTGCAAAGAATCAGTAGCATCATCCATCTTGCCACGAGCAGAACTAGACAAAGCACTAGTGCGAGTAGCATCGGCTGCATCAGCAGCCGTGTTACGAACACGCACCGACACATCACCTAGCATCCTAGAGAACAACTCATCAGAAGGTTCAAGAGTAATAGCATCAAGTTGTTTCAAAACACTTTGTGCTCGTTCCAACTCAGGTCCACCCAAGCCAGTCAAATGCTCAACCTTTGCCTGCCATTGCTGGCGAAGGTTACGTGCAACATTCTTAGCAGTATCAGACAACATGTCCTTAGTGACAGTCTGACCATGCTTACCAAGAACGGCACTAATATTAACAAACCTCTGATGCAACTCAGATAGCACCATGTACTGAGTTAACTTCTCAGCAACAACCTGTGAAGCCTCTTGAGTAGTCAACCCACTAATTTCCGCAGCCTTAATATTTTCTTTAGTCAAGTTCTTTTCAACAACACGTTGAATAGCAGACTTTCCATCCTTGGCTGTAGGAGCAACGATTGCATCACGAACAGTGTATGTTTGTTTAGTTACACCCTGACCGACTTCCCACGTACGCCCAATAATATTGTCTTCAATCTCTTTAACAACACGGTGAAGATCAGCAAAAGTTTCAAGAGGTTTAGCAATAGCATTATTGATAGCGTTTTCAAAATCGCTATCAATAGTAATAGTGTCACTAGCACTTGCAATATTTCGTACAGACCCACCCTCAATATAATCTGATTTAGCATAAACACTTGTATCAGTAGAGTCAGCGACAGTATTGCCATAATCTTCAGCGTTAGCAACATCCATTGCTGCTTCTTCATCAACGCCTGTCTTCGCAAAGATCTCATCAGAAACATTGTAATCCGCAACATCACCAACAAGTTCATCTGCGTTGGTAACACGAGCACGCTCAGCCAATGCTTGCTCGCCAACAAGCATCTCAGCAAACTTAAGTTTTGCTTCCTGAGTCAAAGGCTCATTGGAATTAGAAAGACCAGCAGCCTCTAACTGTTCACGAACATTAGAGAACTTTTCCAAACGTGAAGCATATTGTTCTGCTTCATCAGCAACAATATTCACATTCTCAACACGACGAGCAGCAATACGACCTGCAGTATTCTCGCCAGTAAGACTGGCGGACGCAGCAGCAAGTTCATCTTGCTGTTTCTTAGTAGCAGTCGCACCAACAGCAGCAGTATCACTCACAGCCTCAGTCTTTGTCGCTGCCTTCTTACGTGCAGCATCAGCAACAATAGAAGACTCAGCATCCTCAAGAGAACGAACAAGATCCTCACGAGCCATAGAAAGAACCTGAGGAACATCCTCACCAAAGAACTTCTCATCACGAGCCAACATCCACATGCCAGCACGACGACCATCTTCAATATAAGATGGTCCACTATTCAACAAAGCAGCAACAGTATTCTCACTGTTTTCATAAGTCAACTTAGAAACACTCGTTGGAGAAATCTTTGACTTACCAGTCAAACGTTTAAACCACTCACGATTACCAAGATTGCTCTTAATATAGGCATCCACACCACCACTAAACTTTGGCTGAACACCCTTACGTCCACGAGTAGCACTAGTCAAAGGTTGCGAACCAATCCACTCACCAATGTTATTAAGAAGTTCACTATTAGAACCAGTGAAAACAGTACCCTCAACAATAGAGTTATAGTTCTCAGTCAACAACTGATTATAATTAACCGTATCCTGAACATCCTGAACAGTCTTCTCAATCTTCGCAGCAACAGACTTACTCTTCGCCTCAGTAGCCTTCTTTGTCGCTGCACGTTCTGCAGCCTGACGAGTGCGCACAACCTTTTCGGCAGCAGCACCCTCTGCCCTAGCAGCAGCAAGTTCTTCAGCCAACTTAGTTTCATTAGTAGAAGCAACAGCAAACTCGTCCTTGAACCTAGTTAACTCAACCTTCAACTCATCTAACTGTTTGAAAATAGGACCAGCACTAATAGGGAAAGAACCATCAGGAGCAAGAAGAGATTCAATTGTTCGCTGATAATTATCAAGCAAAGAAACTGCATCATCCATCTTCTTGTTAACAGCATTCAAATGCAACGCAGCAGCATCGGCTGCAGTCGTTGCCTTAGCAGCAGCCTCAGTAACATTAGCGATACCAGTAACAGCATCATTTTTTGCGACGACAACACCTTCAGCAGCCATCTGCAAAGCAGTTTTAAAGTTAGTACCAACATCAACAAGATCTTTAGTAGCACCCTTTAAGACTGCCTCATGAGCAGTCTTAGCGCCAGTGTCAATGATTGTCTCATCAATAGCACGATCAGTAAGCGTTTTAATAACACCCTTATCTGACAGTTCTTTCAAACGAGCAGAGATACCCATCTGCTTTGAATAACTACCAACATACTTCTCGGCAACAGTAATAATGTCTGTCTCAAAGAAGTCGCCAGTGAAACCACCATTACGAGCAATCTCATTCAAACGTTCAACAGTTAAGTCATCCTTACCTAACTTAGTGCCGAACCAATCCATGCCCTCTTTTAATTTACGATGCTGGAAAACAGAAGCAGGGTCAACAGGACGATCAATGAGTTCAGCAACTTCTTTACTGTAAGCACCACGTGCTTCACGCATCCACTTATCAGCAGCATCAGTGCTCATGTGAGGGAAATAGTTTTGGAAACGACCAAACCCACCATTAGGATCTACGCCCTTAATGATCGCATCAACGTCATCCCAAAAAGAACCAAACAAAGTAGTCCAACGAGACAAAGCCTTCTGCTCAATAGGAGAAGCGTTAGCAAGCAACGCTGGATTCTCCATATACTTATGCAACGTCTTACGTGTTGACTGGATCTCCGACTCGCCAGCCTCAGCCATAGTCTGTGCTACACGGCGCTGACCTTCGTTAGACGAACGGGCAGCCATCTGTCGTTCAGTATCACGAGAAACAATCGTCGTAATAATATCGCCAACTTTACTTGGAGGAACATCACCCTTAGCCAAAGCGATACGTAACTCTTTATAATCAGGCGGAGTAAAAGCCTTCTGCATTGCAGAACCAAGTTTAGTTTCAGAACCAGCAAGACGAAGACGAGCCAAAGTCTTCTCACTCAACTCACCAATCTTACCTGTGCCAGCAATACGCACCTGAGGCAAACGCTTACCAAACATGTAGATACCACTACGGTTAATGCCAAGGCGAGCGATCTCGTCAGCATCTAGAGCAGCACGCCCATAGCGCGCGATCTGAGCAAGTTTAGCGCCCTCCATGCCAGCATCCTTAGCAAGGTTAGCCAAAGCAAGACGACCACCACTACCAGCGAAATGCGAAGCACCAAACGTAGCGTAAGTCAACGGGTCAAGAGCAACGTCACCAACAAAACCAAGAATACGGTCAGCCCACTTGCTGCCCGTATTAACAAACTGTCCTGCACCAAAAGTAGGATCTTTAACCTGCTTAACAAACTCGCCCAAAGAAGCATCATCAGGACCAAAGATGTCAACGCCTTCTTTAATACCTGAAATAAGGACACGACGAGGAACGTCAAGCACCGACAAAGGTTTAAGAATAACCTTAGCAGGAGTGCTACCAAGAATGTCCCCAACAAGACCCTGCCAGCCACCCACATCAGGAGCGCCCTTACTAGAGGAACTCTTACCTAAAGAAGAAACACGTTGCTGAACAGGTTGAGCAGCAAGGATATCCTTTAGGCTCTGCACCTTAGGTGAAGAGCCAGTAGAAGCACCCATACTATTTGGGTCAAAACGAGGATTATAAACAGCCATCAATAATAGGTGAACTTGTTACATCAGCCCAGCCCAGTTGTACGCATCTTCAAAGCGTCCAACAAAGGCGTTTTGCCAAGCATGCCCAAAGCAAGAAGTTCCCCAACCTTCTTATTTTTAGCCCTGCCCACTTGATTAAGAAGTACTTTTTTCTGCTTCTCATAATCATCACCAACAGTACGTTGAGCCTCAGACCTAGCAGCACGATTAAGCATCAAAGCATCCTCACGAGCATTCTCTTCAGAAACCCTACGATCCTGAACCCTCAAAATCTCAGGAGATTGAGCCTTCCCAATAGCAGTACCCAACTCAGGGATACTGACAGCCAACTTCTCACGCCACTTATTCTGCCTAAACGCATTCTTCTCATCCTGAGAAGCCATAGGATTAGCCTGAACAAACTTCTCATACTCCTGATTAGCAGCAATCCAAGCATCACCAAACTGACCGCCACCACCACGAACATAAGCATCACCATACTTAACAGCATCAGCATAATTATCAAACGCAGGCAAAGGCACATCCCTAAGCGCATTCTTGTTTGTCGGCGCAACAACCTGCTCTCTAGGAGTAGGATTCTCTTGCGCATACTTCAACATCACTTGCTTCTCCAAGCCAGTAGCACCCTGAACAGCCTTACCCTTAGCACCAATCTTTTCGGCGCTTGCGCCCAAACGATCAAACATAGCCTGCAAATCAGAAGTAACAGGCATCGTATCCAAGGAGTAACGCTCAGTAGGTTGAGGCAACATTGCATCACCAAAAACGTTAGAAGTTAAAGCCTTCGCAGAAGCAGCGTTATACTCAGCCTCTTTGCTCAAGTTAGAAGAATACTCCTTATACATATCATCAACAATGCCATCAAGTTCCTTGATAGTTAAACCAGCATCAGTGATATCCTTATCTGTCTTTAAACCAAACTTCCCACGCAACTCCATCTTCACATCAAGAGGGGAGTCCCCGTTCGCAATGCGCATAGCAGCATTACGAACATCAGCATTCGGATCTTGCGTATAAGCAGTCAACAAAGGAATCTGAGGAACATAAGGAGCAGCCTGCGTCGCTAACGGATCAACAGATCCAGTTAGCGCACCAAACTCAGGAGAAAACAGCGACGACACAAGATCCTGAATATTGTTAGTTTGCTTAGAGCCACCCTGAGTATTCGCTTGAGACATTAACCAATCAAGAAGAACATCTTCCCCTGCCATCATTGACCTCCTAGAAGAGCCATAATTTGCGACACATCAATACCCTGACCAGCAAGACTCAACAACTGTTGCATCAACTGATCCTGACGACCCTGATTATTTTGCTGTTGACCCAACTGAGATTGCAACTGCGACTGTTGCAACTGACTCAACAAACTACCCGTATTCTGCTGACTGCCCAACTGAGATTGCAGTTGTGACTGAGCCAACTGACTCAACAAATTGCCCGTGTTCTGCTGACTACCCAAATTGGCTTGCAACTGTGACTGTTGCAACTGACTCAACATATCGCCAATACTCTGTTCAGCACCCAAATTGGCTTGCAAACGATTCTGACCCAAACCAAGCAACTGCTGAGCATACGTACCCTGCTGAGCCTGCTGCGCTTGCTGAGACTGCTGCAACGCCTGCAACGCTGCAGCACGCTGATTAGCAGCCAAATCCTGCTGAGCACCAGCACGAGCCACATTCACATCACCAATACGAGACTGCTGAGCAGCCTGCTGAGAAGCACCTAACAACTGAGCAAGGTTACCGAACCCTCCCCTTGTCGCTGCGTTCTGTGACTGCAACATCTGCTGCAAAGCATCAATGCCACCCTGAGGAGCACCAACAGCCTGACTATAAGCAGCCATAGGATCAGTGACAGCCCCAACATCAGCCATCTGCAAACCAGCATAAGGGTTTGACTGCCCACCAAGGGCAGCCAAAGCACGCTGAGTACTCTCATCAATAGCGGTACGACCAGCGTCAGTTTGAGTACCAATCTCGCCACTAATCTGATTATACTGATTCTGCAACATAGCCAAAGCATCAGCATTCAAACCACCAAGTTGACTTTCAGCACCACCATAAAACTTATTGATAGCATCCTGCTGAGATTGTCCACGAGTACCAGTATCAGTCAACAATTTGCCATACAAACTATTAATGGCATCCTGTTGAGATTGCCCACTGCCACGAGTGTCAGTCAACAACTGTTTATACAAATTGCTAATAGAGTCCTGCTGAGATTGTCCACTACCTTGAGTACTAGTCAACAATTTGCCATACAAATCGTTGATAGAGTCCATCCCAGTATTAGAACGCATACTGTTTGCATATTGTGTCAAAGCATCTATCAAAGCCTTATTGCTAGTGACACCAGCGCCACCACTACTAGGAGCAGCAGGAGGATTTGATTTCTTATCCTCATACAAAGCATTACTAGCACCAATAGTGGCATCAAAAATTCCACCCCATTTACCAACATTGGTAGGAGTAATCTGTCCAGCATCCCAAGCAGAAATAGCGGCTTTAGTAACAGGATCAGTACGCTTCCAAATAGGAGTACCCTCATACATGTCCTGAACAGGAGTAATCCTACCTACCCTACGCTTAGCACCAGTATCGCTATCTTGTTTCCCATATCTATAAACCACGACTCATCCTCCTAGAAAAGGTTTCAAACCCTGTAAAGAAGCAGCCGTGGCAAGAATGTCACGTTGCTTCGCCAACTCAATCTCAGCCAAAGTATCCGCATACCCAGTCTGCGACTGGGCATCTTGCAAGTCATACTGAGCCAACTGTTGACGCAAAGCATCCAACTGATCATTACGTTGCTGCGTCCAATTCTGCGAATAGTCCGAAGCAGCATTACGGAAAAGACCACTATTACGCAAACCACGACGACCATAACCAGCACCAAAACCCTCAAGACCTTTAGAGGCAGCCTTGTCAGTAGCCATAATGTCACGAGCGCCACGTTGCTGCGACAACATACGACTAAACGCATTCATCGCTAAAGAAGCGTCACGCTGCTGAGCAGCACCACGCCTCTTAGGTTCGTAGTTTAAACCTATATCAGTGTAAGCCATTACTAATCACCCTTTTCGTTACCCTCACCTTTATCCACAGGAACGACCAATCAGGCAACCGAATCATGTTCAGTGGCAATAGCCCCATGAGCAGATTCAATAACAACAAGGTTGCTAGAAAACTGTGCTATTTGAGCATCCTTGGCTTCGCCCTCAGGTAAACTTTGAGCAACAATTAAAGCAGTTTCGTTGTTGAGGTATTCTTGTTCCAACTGATTCATGCGAGCAGCCAAAGCCTGCTTCTTACCTTCAACTGGGTCAAGTGTTCTAAATTGCATTTTGTTTCTCCTAGTTACCTTCCGATATTTCTTGTTCTTCAACTATCGGTGCTTGCCAAACACCATCAATAAGTGCCCAACCGAATGACACACCAAGGTTATCTGCACACGGTAGGAGTTGTGCAACACCAGCGGGCGAATACGGTGTAGAACCATCCCAAACACAAACATTCACGACAACGCCGTCGGCGTTCAATTCTAGATATCTCATCCAAACACCCATATCTTGATCTGTGCGTTACCACCAGTACCGCCTGCACCTGAGTTGATGAGAGTTGCTGAACTGCCGCCTCCGCCACCACCACCACCAGCGTTTCCACCGTTGCCACCGTTGCCACCCATATTTGATGCTCCATTAGAACCACCACCGCCACCTTGTGAAGCACCACCTGCTGTGCCGTTGCCACCATCACCTGTTCCAGCAGCACCACCACCACCAGTTGTTGCGGCATAGGTTTGACCAGTAGTGGTAAGTGGTGGGTCACTTTCAGAACTCGCACCAGCATATCCACCAGCGCCACCGCCGCCGCCGCCGCGCCAACCCTTACGAGCAACAAGTGCCGCACGACCACCAGTTCCAAACTCAGAACCAACCGTCATCGCTAATCCACCCACATAGCCCATACCACGCTCGCCAGCACCACCCGAACCACCACCGCCACCACCCATAGCACCTGAAAAATAGAATGTGCCAAAGCGTGAGTTCCCACCTTTAGAACCTGCGCTACCGTTGCCGTCTACTGTTGCTCGTGGCGCACCAGCACCGCCCGCACCGATAGTGACCGTCACAGACGCTCCAACACCACCAAGTTCTGACACGGGGATAGACAAGCGTTCCCACGCACCGCCACCGCCACCGCCACCTTGTTGTGATCCACCACGCCGACCTGAACCACCGCCGCCACCAGCACCAATACACTCAACCACAATCAGTTTTGAGGCAGCAGGGATTGTATAAGTAGTTGAACTTGAGAAGGTTTGTGCGTCAATCTCAGACATCGCACCAGCATTGGCAATCACAAACGCAGTCGTAGCAACCTTGGTTGAATTATCGCCAACAGTCTGAGTTGTAGCGGTTGTAGTTGATGCTAACGCACCATTATAGGATGTTGCAGTAATAGTCCCATTTACATCCAGTTTTGTTGCTGGCGATGCAGTACCTATACCGACATTACCATCAGATGTAATACGGACACGCTCAGCGGCATTAGTTCTGAACGTTAAAGCATAAGCACCTTGCGAACCAACAAAAGGAGTGTTGCCAGTAACAGAACCAACTAACAAGTTGCTTAGTCCACCCAAAGTTCCAAACTGAGCAGAAACGTTTGTTTGCGAGTCAATAGTGACCGACCCATCAACTTCCAATTTGGAAGTTGGTGTACTATTACCAATACCAACATTTCCTACAGAGTCAACTTTAAACTGTGATGCTCCGCTTGAATCCTGAATATCAAAGAAATCACCCGATTGTGCTGCTGCGCCCTTGACAATAAATGCTTTATCAGCAGCAGTAGTGTTTGCTACTATTGCCATTGCACCACTAGTTAATGCTGCACCAACACCCAAACGACCACCCAAATAGTTGGGTGCAGAACCATTCATAAAAAGGTTATAGCGAGTAAAGCCAGCAAGAGTATTTAAGTTGCCCCTAAAACCGTAAGCGTTTGTTATCGTCCCTGAATACGGATTGCCAAGATTGGATTCAGCAACAAACCCTGCAGATGTTGTAACAGTTGATCCTGTACCAACTCCTGAAAGAGTCGCATAAAAGTGGTTGACAGTAGGAACAGTTGCAGAAGCAGCAACTGTTGGGGCAGTCCAAATCATGTCAGCCCTATTTGTTACAGTTGGCTGGATTGCCCCATTCATATATATTGCTTGAGAAAAAGCACTTCCCCCAATTGCTTTCCCAATCCACAACCCCATCTGCGGTAAACCACTTGCCCCAATACCAAAGTTTCCATCAACTCTTAAAGCACTCAAAGTCCCAACACTAGTAATAGAAGTTTGTGGAGTATTAACCCACAAACTAGAACCATTACGCATCAAAATGTCGCCAGTAGTAGGAGACGTAATCAGAACATCATGGATCTCATCTAACTCATAACCATTCTGACAACGGACATAAATAATGCCGTTGCCAGCATTAGCACGAACAACAACACCAACATAAACCATATGGTTAGGAGCATGCGGTTTAGTAGCAGTGAACGTACCAGCAGTAGAACCCAAATACAAAGTCTGTCCAGCAGTAAACGCAGAAGTATTACACTTATAAAGATAACCCAACGTAGTCACAAGACCATCAGCATTAGCAGGAATAGTTTCTGCGACGACACCAAGGGTCTTAGCACTCGTAGCATCACTCGTATTAAACGCACGTTTAACAGTCGCACGATCACCCTGCTGAGCATCCAAATACACAACAGTACCAATAGTCAATGTCGTCGCTTCACCATTACGTACAAACGTCTGTGACGATTGTGCGCTCTCAGCCTCAATCGTGTTTTGGTAGTCCTTAAGATACTCTGTTAAAGATCCAAAGATCTTTTGCAGAGGTCTACTATTGTCACCACGAATGGAAGCAATATCAGGCGCAGTCCACTTAGTCATAGTTTAATAATGTAGTTCACCACGATATAGGGGGCAAGGTTACTGAATGATGTGCCACTGCCTTCAAGGGCAGTGGAGCCACTCATAGTGTGAGTATGTCCACCACCAACAGCAGTAGAACCAGTCATGGTGTGAGCATGTCCACCGCCAGTGGCGGTAGAACCAGTCATCGTGTGAGTGTGCCCACCACCAGTAGCAACAGATCCTGAGATTGCGTGCAAGTGAGAACCCAATGATGTCGCAATATTTGTTGGTGTTTGAGAATCAACAGTAACAGTGTGCGTATGACCAGCGTGAGTGTCGGTTGTTATACTGCTAGTGTTATATGGACCATAAGTAGAGTTTGCAGTAAGATCTGCATCACCACCACCAAACTGGCGCACAATATCCGAAGTAGTACTTGTATGACTGTGTGATCCACCAGTAGCACTAGAAGCAGTATGCGTATGCGCATTCTGCGTATGGTTGTGCGAACCAAGATCAGTATTAGCAGTAGCCAACGTACCAAAAGCGTGCAAGTGATCAGCAATAGTGTTAGGCAGAATAGTACCAACACCATGTAAATGATCAGCAATAGTGTTAGGTAAAATAGTGCCGACACCGTGTTGGTGATCGGCAATAGTGTTAGGGACAATAGTACCAACACCATGTTGGTGAGAAGGCAAGTTAGCAGTAATTAACGTACTTGTCTTAGAACCACCAGTTTCAGCCAACGCATCAAACTCGGTCTGCGTACTATCCCTACCAACAGGAATACGACCCTGCAAGTTAGGCACATTAAAAGTAGTCGTACCATCACCAGCACCATAAGTCGTACTAATAGCAGTAAACAAACGAGTATACAAAGTATTAGTACGAGAAATAGCCTGACCCTGACACAACAACCAACCTGTCGGCGCACTAGAACCACCATACTGAGTGATCACACCAGCAGGCGTATAGTTATCCACATAAGATTTACGTACAGCCTGATTGGCTGTCGTAGGATCGGTAGCAGGCAAATTAGGGATAGCCGTGAACGCAACACTTGCGTCACGCTGAACAACCTCAGTATTCAAAAAGTTTACAACACTCGTAAAGTTAGAGTTAACTTGAGTACCATCAGCGTTAGTACCATTAGCGAACGTATAAGTAACAGCAGCAGTAGCCATCAGGCACGCACCTTCCTTGGATTATATTTATAAGTAATAGAGTTAACACCCCAAGGTTTCCCACCCTCACCTTGGATTCGTAACTGAACGCTACGAGCAAGTCCTAAAGACTTGCCGATAGCAAGAGCAGAACCAGTAGCACTAGCACCCCAGTTGGCTTCATTCCAACCAGCGTTACCATCAGGTTCAGTAGCAGGAGCAGTCCAAACAAGAGAAGAACCCGAACTATTCAAACTAACAATATAGGTTCTAGCAACAATAGATTCTTCCCAGTCGTGATAAACACGCAAAGTTAAATCAGTAGCAACACTAGTTTGCTTCACAACAAAGTCAGGTCGTCTCCACATCTTACGATTAGAAACATTATTAGCGTCCTGCCAAGGAGTCGTATAATACGAAACAAAATTAGAAAGACCAGTACCAACATCATCCTGATAAACACTCAACTGATCAACCTTCAACACATAAGCGTTAGAAGGATGGCAAGCCAAATTGTAAGTCGCACCAGTTGACGTAACAAAATCGCACCCACTACCCAAACCTTTCCCATCAGAAGTCTGATACTTACTCCAAGCACCACTCTGTTTTAAAGAAGGATCATAAATGTAAGTAGCAGTAGCCTCAGTATCAACACCCAAAGGAAGCGAAACCCAAATCTTATGGTTAATATCAGCGACACGGATCTCATCCTGAGCAATGTTATTAACTTGCCCAGTCTGAATCAAAGGACGAATAGCAGTAAACAAATCACTAAACTGCTGACCATCATATTTAAACAGCCCATCAGGCCAAGAAAAGAAATACACTGCAGCCTCAGTAGCCACAACACTCAAAGGATTAACAGCACCAACCTCACTAGTCAAGTTCACAACCTGAAACGTGTCAGTTGAATAACCCAAAATACTGAACACGGCACGCTTCTTAAACACAAGAAGCGAACCATTAAAAGGAATGATCGCAGTGATCCCCGAACCACCCTCAACAATGTCAATATAATCGTTAGTCGCCCACGACTCACGATTAATAGGATGAGAAAAACGCACACGGTTCGGATAGTCAACGCCACCCTCATTCGTATACGCACACCATAAACGATCCACATGCGAAGCAATCAAACGACACTTAGGCGCATACCCAGTAACAGGCGCAGCATAATCATCCGCATAAGCAGCACTAGCATCATTCAATAAAGTTGCAGTCGTCCCATCCCATTTAAACGAATTACCACCAGTAGCGACATAAGCAAAACTTTCGCTACTAGCAGACCATGAAGTAAACGATGCACCAAAAGGAGCAGTTGTTTTAACTGCCCTTCTTGCTATTCCACCCGATGAATAAGCCCCACCCGTAGAGCCATTAAATAACGAAAAGAAGAAGTTAGTTGAGTTAACAACAGTAATAGTCGCCGTTCTGTTCCACGAACTCGGTGTTATGTCAGTTACCGCAATAGTATCGCCAGTAGAAAAACCATGAGGAGTCGCAGTTGTATAAGTTGTAGTGGCATAAAGTGAAGAATAAGTAGCATTTGTAATAGCAATGCCTGCTTCATACAAAAAACTAAAAGCAGTTGTCGTCGCAAAATACACAAAACTATTAGCAGACAACAAAACCTGTGGCGTAACATTATCCCAAGCGTACAACGCCTTGGGAGTAAACGAACCATTAGCAATACTACTAATAGCAGACGTATTCAACTTCGTCATACCACCACGCACAGTCAAACCACCACGTGGATCAATATCCACGTTCAACAGATCGGGTGATTCAGTACGACCTAACTGGAAAGGGTCAGCACGAAGGTTAAGCCCACCAGTGAAATCATCTGTACGAAGCAACGACAGACGACTCATTGACCAAGAGTCCTACCAAGTGATTGCATCCACAAACGTTGAGACATACGAGGAACACCATCAGAAACAGCAAGGGGGCGCTGTGAAGGTGGACGCATAATATCTGCTGCAGCAAGCCTTACCGCTTCGTCAAACGATTTACGGTAAAACGAGGCGAGTTCAATATCTTCCTGCAGTTGGTACACTTGCGCAACCCCGTAGTACACAAGAGGCTGATGAAGCCTTGCGTCCGCATCAACCTCAATAGAATCTGAAGCAGACCAGTCAACAGGCTTACGATATCCACGAACAACAAGCGGATAGATGCCATCAGGTTTCGGGAAAAGATGGATTTGTTCCTGCCAAAACGTGAAATATAAGGGTCGTGAAGATTGGTCATAAGATCCCACCCAAACTGCTTCAGCATCATCATAAGAAATATACTCTAAACGATTACCAGTCGTAGAAGTATCAACGACAGAAGTAATCTCACGCAAATTACCATCACCAACAGTATCAATATCATAAGAACGTTGACCCTGAACACTACTTAAATTAAACGTTTTCTGATAAAAAGGCCAACGTCGCTCCAACGCAATAATACGTTCAAAGCCATCCTTGATATACATATTGAGAAGAGTGTCAGAAACATCTTGCTGATCAAGATCAACAATCTCACGAATCTTAGAACGAATTTCAGTCAGGTTCACTGGCTATCTCCTTCGCTCTCTGTCGTAAATGACCTATGCAATACTCAGTATCTTTAGCACGAGCACCCTGACATGTCTCCTCGTTAGCCATGCAACGAGTGTGTCCAAGGTATGGCATGCCACCAGCAGGCGCAGGTGCTGCGTCTGCCGTGGCATATGGTCGTGAGCCTATGTTTGCAGAGACTCCGTAGTATGAATATAAAGGTGTTCCAGCCATCATTAGTAGGCTGAATCGTTACCTAACGCTTTTTGGCAGTTGCTTTTGCAACCTTCTTTTTTGCTACTGCTTTTTTTGCTGCTGCCTTTTTTGCATCAGGGCGGAAAGTAACTTTTGCGTTAAGATCATCGCTTGATGATCCTCTAGTAACTTTAGTACCGCCTTTAACTTTTTGCTGTCCTGTATATACTGGACTTTTCCCCATCGTGCTTAAATAGGAATAATAAGTATCTCCATTATTGCTACTTTTAATCTGACCAGTACGATACTTGGTATCCTTAGATACTCCGCCTTTACCTGCACGCTCTTTCATAATAACTCCTTAAAAATAGATTCCTATAAGATCAAATAAACGTTACCCATACAACAAAAAACCCACCCCGAAGGGTGGGTTCTCTGCGTTCCTTGTCGGAAAAACTCAGGCAGTCTTAGCCGTAAGTTTACCCTGACGCTTACGGTTACGAATCGTAAGGTTACCGTAACACATGATGACCGAGTAACGAGCATCAAGGTTTTCAGGACGAACAAAAGGCGTAACTTCAAACCACTTGTCCGAGTGACCAACCAAAGTGAGATACTTACTGTTCAAGAAGAACATGTTCCCACTAGGACAATCAACATCGTAAGCCACAGGAGCAGCCTTAAACAACAAGTTTTGGAAGCCTGCATCAGCAGTCTTAGTGTCAGTATAACGCAACTGAGGCTGCAACAACGACTCATACTTTTCAAACAAAGTCTGAGTAGTAAGAAGCATATCAGGATGATCATTACCAACACTAACAGTGTTATAAGCAGTAGCCATCTGAGCAAGCGTCAAAGCACCAGCAGTGTTCTGCTCGTACGAGTTCCACCATGTTTCAGTAGCACCATCAATGCCACCAACACTGTTACCTGATTCAATAAGGTTACCCAAACCACTCCAGTTCTTGCCACTGTTACCAGTACCATCACCGAAGAACATTGAGTTAAAACCTTCCTTCATTGACTCTTCAGCCTGCATGATCTTCGCTTCAAGAAGGTTAACCATAGCCTGCTCACCATTGTTCTTCGCTTCTTCAATACCCGAAATAGCGACAGAAGCAGCGTACTGCTTCCAGTCAAACTCCGCAGCAGTAATACCCGACTGAGGAGTCAACGAAATAGTGTCATAACCTGAGTACGAAGAAACAGTCGTGTTCTCACCATAAATCAATGGTTCAACAATGTTCGTACCACCATTCAACATGCGGATACGACCCTTGTCCATCAAGAAATAAGTCAAAGGACGAGCGTTAAAAACGTTGTCAGTAAGTGTCTTGCGATAGTTAGCAACTGTCGTTGCTAACAAAGTTTGTAGTGCATCTCCATGAATAGCCATAATAATACCCCTTTAAGGTTTAAGAGACACCGTGTTGCCGTTTAGCAGCAGCCCAAGCGTCAGCGATTGATTTGACAGGTCCGACCTCATCCTTAGCAGTCCTAGCAGATGTAGCACCTGAAACAACAGACGCTGCACGTTTCGCTTCAGTCGCCTTAGTAACACGTTCAGTTTCTACTGAACGTTTAGTACTAACACGGTCAAAAGCAACCTGCTTAAAGACTGCTTCAAGATTCGTATTCCCCTGCGCAATGGCAGCGGACACAACTTCTTGAGGATCAAAATCTTCACCATATTTGGTTTGCAAACGCACGATCTCGTCTTCAAGTCTCTGCTGTGCCTGCACCTGTTCAAAAGCCGATACTCGTCTATCAATCTCTTGGAGACGTTTATCAACTGGATCTTCAATCCCAAAATCCGTTAAGAACGGATCATCATCAACCATCTGTTGCGCATCCCTACGGCTAATGCCATAATGATTTGACAACAAATCAATTGTTGAAGCAGGATCAGTTTCAAGTGCTTGCCGTATAGCAGAAGCCCATTGGAGTTCTTGCTTTTGCGATGCCAACTCTTGCGTCTTGCGAGTATAATCCGCTTGACGTGAATAGCCAGCAACAGCCTCAGATAAAGGCACACGTACTTCTTCGCCATCAACTTTTACAGTAACGTAATGGTCACTGTATTCGCTTAGGTCTAGAACTGGTGCATCTAGTTCGGCTAATCCCTGATCTTCAACTTGTCCATCAACAATGGGGTCTGCGCCAAGGCTATCTTCAAAGGTGTCTGTCACCTGTATCTCCTTAGAGTCCTAAATGGTTGCTCTATAGATACAAATATATCGTTACATGGTATTAGGTAACTGTATGCCCATACGAGAAGAAAGCATCGCTAACACCGAAGGGTCAACACCTGAAAGCGCATCAGGGCTTGAAGGTGGAGGAGCAACAGGAACTGGTCCTGCAGCAGGCGCACCCTGCGAAGGCATACCACCCATATCAGGAAGCATAGGCATACCACCTTGTGGAGGCATACCACCTTCAGATGGAGCACCACCACCCATTTCAGGAGGAGGAGGTGCTTGCTGAATAAACTGGTCAGGGTTCTTAATACCAAAACCAAACTGCAAAACATGCGCTGCAAGCGCAGGCATGTTAATAAGCCCAGCGCCAGCAAACGGCGACATAGCGTCAACCATTTGTAGTGCCATCTGTCGTCGGAACGACTCATTCACAGGGGCTGTAGAACCAGCCTCAACTTCAAAGTCAAACTCACCAGCAATATATTCAGATTCAAAAGTAACCCAAGTAGGTTCACCATCTCTACCAACAACACGTGCTACTTGCTCGCCAGTCATAAACTGTTGAGCAAGAGCAACAAGACGATAAGCAACCTCAGCAATAGCGCCTTCAATAGTTGCCAACTTGTCTGCTGCACGAGCATTGGCAGCATCTTGAACGATTGCTGCTTCAGTTGCCGTACGACGAATTTCAGGGACACCACCACGCTGATACTCTGATACACCCGAAACAGTCTGAATGTCACCCTCAATGATATCTGACTGACGATAAAACTCAGGAGGAGTAACAACTGCAGGGAAAGGAACAACAACGTTATTGAGGTTCTCGTCACCCGAAACAGGGACAAGGACGTTGTCGTAATCTGATTCTAATGCGTCACGACCATCAGCATCAAATGCTGATTCCTTAAACAAATACTTACGTGAGTATCGTTTGCGGTGATTCATCATCTGAGTACGAGTCGCATTCAACTCACGTTGAAGCGGCTCAATAGCCTCAAGATCACCCATAGGATAAAAGTAGTCAGGGATGTCATAGTTACGAATCATCACAAACGGATGACCAAAAGCATATGGCATATCCATAGGCTTAACTAAGAACTGTTCAGATCCCTCAGCAAAAACACACATAGTTTTCTTAGTGATGTCGTAGTATTCCCATACTTCAACATAACCTTCTTCTGTGTCTTGAATTTTACGTTTTGCTGGATCATCGCTGTAACGCCCCCATGAGGTGGCGTTAATGTTTTCACGAGCAGCACGTGAATACCTTTTATCGCTCTTAATATCTTTGAGTGAACGACGAATACGATGCGCAATCCAATGCGCATCGTACATAGACGTAGCATCGGGGTCTACAAATACATCAAATGGTGATACACGCTCAACAAAAGGACGATCTTCAACGACAACAATAGAGGGAGTTACTTCATTGCCTTCAACGTTTGCATCAGATTGATCTCCCTCTTCAGAGATGCTTTCTTCTTCAACATAACGATAACCACACTTAAGCCAGCCATGACCAACAATAAGGAAGTCTTTTACAGCCCTACGGAATTCAGGTCGCACTTTATAGTGCTTCCACCAATAGTTAATAACAGCCTCAGTAATGATTGCTTTGGGTGCGTCAGCAGGACGACGAGCATTAACAGCGATCTTAGGGTAGTTGACAGCAACGCTAGGAGCGATAACGTTAATTGTGGAGAACGAGATGTTGATTAGTAGGCGATCTTCATCTGAGATATCTTCGTAGTGGCGACCACGATAGAGATCTATCAGTCGTCGCCAAGTGTCATCGTATTCTTCTTCACGTCGCCAGCGTTTAGCAACAGCAATTTTCTTTTGAAAACGGGTGAGCATTTCAGAGTTAGAAGTGCGAGCCATTATGTCTACTTGCCATACCGTGAAGCAACAACAGTAACAGTAACGCTGCCACTAGTATACGCAGTCATTACCGCTTTAAAATATTTTAGTGATCCGCAAGGTTTTGTTAAAAGCGTGCTAGCGGCTGATGTTGAAGCAGTATCTGTTGTTGAAGTAGTTTGTGTTATAGCGTGCATAGCATATGCGTGGTATGTTACTCCATCATTAGACGCATAAAGACTTACAGTTCCACTATAAGTACCAGTAATGTGTACTGACAAAACATCTGCGTCACTAATATCAACAACAGTGCTAGATCCGTTTAATGCAGCAATAGTTGATGAGACTTCTTTTATAATAGTAGCCATATTAATTCCCTACTTTTCCAACATTGTTTGAGTAATAATAAAATTAGCCGTACCACTAGTATAAGCGTTTAGAATACATCTAAGATATTTTAGACCAGTACACGGCTTAGTAAAGAAACCAGTCGTAGTCCCAGTAGCAACATCGGTAGTTGCTGTTGTAGTTGATATTTGGTGCATAGCAAAGTTAGCCCAAGAACTATTATCTAAACTTGCTTGAAAAACCCAAGTACCAACAAAAGTACCATCAATTTGCACGCTAACAAAATCAGCGTTTGAAATATCAATAAAAGGTCTTGCAGCCGAATCAGATAAACTTTGTGTAATGGTATTAATTATTGTAGCCATAATTCATTCACCATCAGCACTATTGATGTACTCTTCAGAAGCACGATAAACGAAGTTGATAAGTGCGCCAACACCAGTCCACAAAGCGGTTTTCCAAATTTCCAAACCGCCTACAGCACCACCAACAAGAATACCTGTTGACGCAAAAACAAAAGTGGCGACTGCTTTCTTAGCAGATTCTGAATACTTCATAATCCCTCTTTCAAGTGGTAATCAATATGATCGTCCAAACGATCATCTATATGGTCAACCTTTTCCTCAATACGTTGCAACACTTTTAAATTCTCACCATGCTGCTCAGTATTGCGTGTATCAAACTTCTTTAAAGCAAACATTAAAGGACCACCAATAAGTGCGACGACAACAGGGGTAATCCAATGCATATTAGATCCAACGAGTCCCAACGGGTTCAGCCTTGATACCAGCGTTGGTAGCATGCCTCATTTGTTCGTCCTGACGCTGCTTAATGGTCGGACCATGAAAGTCCTCTTTGCCATGAGCGAAACCCAAGCGAATACCTTTTACGTGACAACCGAAACAAACAGCACCCCTACGTGGAAGTACGTCAAAAGAGAACAGTTTGTCACATTCTACACAGTTAATAGATCCCATCACAGTATGAGTGGATCGTTACCTACTTCTTTCGTGCGTTATATGCACCCAATGGTACGGTTTTTAACCCTTCGTCACCGTATTGGATAAAGCGTTCAAACCAGTGAAGACTATATTTGGGTGACGCTATCTCAGGTCTGTACTCAGGAAGCCACACATACTTCAACATCTGATATGTAATAGCCAAAGACATTACTCTGTCGTCGTGAGGAGAACCATTCATCTTACCATTAGCATTACGCACATATGTCTTTAATTCTGCGATAGTGCGTTCACAAGGTATATATATAACATTGTCTCGGATAGCACCAGCCAACTCGTCAATAGCCAAAGGCTTTGACGCAGTTGTAGTACGCCAACCAAGAGTCTCCGTAGGTTCAGGGTTACGTTGCTGCAAGCGACGCTGACGATACATGTTCTTGTACCCGTATCGTTGCATAGCCTTAACAGTAGTTAAACCATGGTTGTTGTTTTCAACAGCAACCAAAGCCCCATTGTAAAGCCATCCTATTTCACAAAGAGCATCGCCAAAAAGGTCAGGTTCAATGTGACCATGCCAGTGCGCTACCAAATTGTCTGTACGAGCATTAATGATATGCGCTGACGAATAGTCCCCATGACCCAAACCTTCAGCGATGTCAGCCCCGATTACATAGATTCCGTCAGGTTCAGGCATCTCCCAAATAGCCAACTCACCATCAGGAGTTTCACGATACTCAACCTGCTTACGTGCAGCAACATGTAAATATCCACGTTGTGGTTCTTCAATCTCATATTTCATAAGATTGTCAATATCAAAGACAGGGTTACCTGACTTAATAAACGCTTCTTCAGGGCTACGGGGGTATTCTTGGTGCAACTGCCAAGAAGGCATTGTCTTAGACTTTGACTCGTACCATTGTTCGTCACGATCACCAGCAGACCAAGGCCAAAAAATACCTTTAAACAGGTTTGCCTTAGTTTGTGAACCTACCCACATCTGATGAAAAAAGTTACCTGAACCATTAGCCGTAGACAGACAGATAACACGACCACCAACGTCAGCAATAGGTTCAATGGAAGCCCACGCTTCCTCGGAGTTAGGAAGGAACGCCATCTCGTCAACAATAACAAGATACACTGACTCGCCACGAGCAGGATCATTACCCGAAGGTAATGATTCAATAGATGACTCGTTAGAAAACGTCATCTTCAATTGGTTATCAGATGTGATATCAGGACCACGTTCCTTCATCCATAAAGGAATGAATTTAAAACCGTACTTAGATTTCTGTAGCAACTTTGCTGCCTCTCGTTCAGTACGAGACAACATTACCACAAACCTATCAGACCAAAAGAACGTTAACCAAAACGCATACGCTGCAGCCAACGTAGAAAAACCAATTTGACGAGCCTTAAGAACCACGCTATAACGATTAGAAAGCCAAGCACGAATAGTTTCAATCTGCGCTTCACGCATCTCAAACTTGATACGACCACGCTCAGGATGTTTAATGTGCCAGTAGTTATCACAAAAATATTGAAACGCTTCAACTAACTCATCTACAGAAGCATCCTGTGGACCTTTACATTTACGCCATTCCTTCTCATTGAGAAGTTCACTCAGATCCATGTTTCCTCATCTTAAGTGGCTCAGGACTATCTTCCTCGCCACACACTGGACATTCCCACTTACACACTGCAGGTGGATACTCCTCACCACAAACAGGGCATTCAACCAACTCGGTCATACAACACGAAGTTTGCGTGACTCCTGCTCACGAGAAGCCACAGCAGAAATCAGATCATCCAACTCCTTGTCAGATAGTTCAGCCGTTGCCCTTTCAGACTTAACAGTAAGCGTAGGAGGAGACATCCGATTAGTGGCTTGCAAATACAGTTGTGCTGCCCGTATGTCGCCGCCAATCGCCTGATTGTACAAAGTATCAAGAAGGCGCTGCGAACGCTCAGGAGAGCCTTGAATGTCCTCCACCTTGGAAGCCCAAGTCTTCTTAAAGACTTCCTTCTTCTCCCAACGACGCAAAGTGACCACGTTCACTCCGATGGAGTCGGCATACTTTTCTTTGCTTGAAGGGACACGTTCTGAAGGGGGCGTACACAACCAAGAGATGTATGACTCTTGGCGAGCGTCCAGCACATTTTCTTCAATACTCATCAATTACAGGCAACTTCGTTACCTGTTGAGTGATGTAACGGGTAACGCTTAGGTTAGGGGCTTATGGTTATCAACGAGTGCTACCGCAGGGACGCACTCGTTGATCTATAACTAGTACTAGTTGCGACGACAGGAGCAAGATATGCCTAAGGTAGGAAACAAACATTTCGCTTACACCGCTAAAGGTAAGGCTGCAGCCAAAAAGGCAGCAGCCAAAACAGGAGAGAAGATGGAATACGCTTCGCCTGCAGCGAAGAAGCGTCACGAAGGTAAAGAGACTCCAGCCAAAAAGAAAATGGAGCGACGACAAGGTAAGTCATGACCATCAAACGTGGATCTGAAACCTTTGCAGGGTACAACAAACCGAAACGTACCCCGTCACACCCCAAGAAGTCACATGCTGTCCTCGCCAAAGAAGGCAACACTACCAAACTCATCAGGTTTGGTCAGCAAGGTGTCAGTGGCTCACCCAAAAAAGCAGGAGAGTCTACCTCCTACAAGGCTCGCAGAGAATCGTTTAAAGCACGACACGCCAGCAACATAGCCAAAGGCAAGATGAGCGCAGCGTACTGGGCAGACAAGGTGAAATGGTGAAAAAGAAAACCCCCAAAATCCCTGCACTAGTAGAAATCTTTTGGGAAGACCACTACAGCATGGGCGACACATGGCACGAACCCGATGCCAAACACGAACCTTGTGTTCTCTCAGCAGTAGGCTACCTTGTCGCAGAAAACGACCAGTACTATTGGGTCGCTTGTACCTACGAACTCGCCACAGGGAACTACAGCGCAGGGACAGCAGTTCTCAAGAACTGCGTCACTTACTTTAATGAGCATTCCCCAGCCCGTAAAATACATTAAAAACATATTCCTACCTGCGACGACAAACGCTGAACACCACACAATACCCCCACTGTGACTACGGTCACACTAGTATATAAACCTATCACGATTTGGCTACGCCCTGAGGGACTCTTGCGCAAGTAGGCCCGTACACCCCCCCATGCGCCCCTATACATGTGTGCATACATGGTGAACCATGCGCATCCCCAATAGAACTAGGACTGTTTCCCGATTCCGCCCCCCACGAAACTAGTGTCCTGAACAAGCGAAGGACACGAAAGGTGAAACTAATCGGAGTAGATGAGTGGCATAGTCATATGTCTGCTCCATTTAATTTCAAATTAAATTACAAACAGAATAGGACGGTCATCATGACTACTATCCGATCAAACTCACTCTTTGCCAAAGTGGCAACAGACGAAGCCGAAGCATTTTTGGATGCTAACGCTATCTTGAGTGTTATCTATCTTCGTCTCGCAGACGCTAAGCCTGCTAGTACGACGTGTGATGAGGCTTATGGTCTTTTGCCGAAGAGTATGCGCAACAGTGTGACTTCCGTATCCTTTGGGGTTCAGATGTCTAATGCTGCTCGTGTTCTTCGTGACTTTGCTAGTGCTAAGAAGGACGGACGTTTGGCATCCCATAAGGACGCTGAGGCATTCGTCACTAAGCACAAAAGTCTCCTTAAGGCTATTCATGAACTTAACCCTGAAATAAAGGCTAAGGCTGAAAAGGCTCTTGCGGCGAAGAATGCTAAGCCTAAGACGGTTACTGTCTCCACGGATGGCGAGAAGGATGTCACGGTTAATTCAACCGTGGATAAATTCGCCCATACTTGTGAGTCGGTGTCTAAGTGGAGCATTGAAGAGAAGAAGGCGCTTGCTCTATGGCTTGACGCTGAGATCTCTAAGAGTACGAACAAAGCCCTAGTCAAGGCTTAATTGACTGCGGACTGTCTCCCGTTTAATTTCAAATTAAACGGGAGAAGTAGCCCTAATCGTAACGGGACAGTCCACTGCGCAACAATGCGCTATTACATAACATAAAAAGGAGACATTCTATGTCTGAGCACGATTACGATTACGTTGATGATGCATGGCTTGACTATGTTGAGGATCAGATTGAGTCTAAGGGCTTTATTTGGGCTGAGCGTATTGCCTGATCTCATTTAATTTCAAATTAAACGTCCTGAGCATGACGTGAAACTGCTTGAATCTTGATAGAGCATGGACCGAATATATTAGTAGAATAGTAGGGGTCGGAGGTCTCATAAATTGGTTGCCTATTATCCACTAGGTCAAGCGTCCTAGGCATGACGTAAAACTGCCTACCCCAAAATTACATTTAATTTCAAATTAAACTACAAAACAAAGGAGCAAGTATGAGAGGTAAAATAGTTGCAGCATATAACGAGGGCAATGTCTTGTGGCTTTGGTTCTCGTCGCCTACTGGAGACAGTAGCGACTCGCATCAATTCAGAATCCCATGCATTGACGTACATCAGGCACAAGAAATTGCTGAGTACTATCATGATGTTTGTGATGTACCTAGGTACGGGGCGGATTCGGAAGTCACTGATCCTGAAGAGCGACGTTTACGTTCAATCGTTGACCGTGGCTTGGGGTATACACTATGACGTATCCCTACGTGCTACTAGGTCTAGCGTCACTGCTATTCGTTCTATTGGTATGGCTCGCCTATGAGATAGGTGTCCGTGTCGGTGCATACGAGGAGCAACGACAGTATACTCGTCGTGAGCCACGGTGGTTCTCTGCTGATAATGAGCCGTTCTAGGTTCTTGACCAACGCTCCATCAACGTACGACTACGGATTCTCCTTTGTCGTCGTTGGTGAGCGTCGGACTAAAATAAAT